GCGAGGATGCTCAGTGAAATCACGGCCGCAGTCTTCCCATTCCTGAAAGGCCTTACAGCGTCGCTCTCGCACACTAGGCGGGAAGCGGGCAAGCCATTCTGAAAATCCATTGGGTCCACTTGAGGTGTGCCGGTTACGCGTCTTATTCGCTCAACGAGCTGGTCGGCAGCTCGGAACAGCGCGTCCTGCATCTTCTTAGTAGGTTCAGCCAATGTATGGCAAAGACGTTTGGCAATGATAGACAGAAAGGTTTCAGGATCATTCCTGTCGATTAACTCTGGCTCCTCGACGTTCGAGACGTTGAAAAGGCGAACAAAGCCATCTGATGTTTTAGGTAGTGGATTGACGAGTGAGGGGTTGTTGAATTTCGACATGTGACTGGGTAGCTTGTCGGCGGAAAAGCTCATGATGTCAGCCCAGTCCACATACTCGTGGTTTCGACCCACCATGGTGTAGTGCCGGTAGTGGTCTCCTCCTCCACCAGCGGCACACATGAAATGAATATTTCTTGACAACTCAACCACCGCCTGATCATCATGGACGGCCATTTTCTCCAGTAATGAAGCAACGAACTCGTCCATGATTCCGCTCCCGCGCAAAAGACCACAAAGTGCAGAAATTTCCTTTATTTCCAGGAAAGTCTGCAGTTTTGATCTCAACATATCAAATTTCCGAACCAGAGTTGGGACAGTGATTGATTCGCGCGCGCGATCGGCGCGGCGCAAAACATCAATTACGGATCCAGAACGCGAGCTGGCCGCACGGTTGATTTGATCAACAGCAATGCAAACAGCGGCGTAATTAGTGTCGTAGTCGGAAACTCCAGTGATTCTGGTTACTTCCGGGCGACACATAGAACTGGCGGCATTTGATATGATGTCAATTGCTTCGGGGGTAACAGTATGTAGTTTGAAGTATTTCGAATGGACTGCCATAACCAGGGCAGTGGGCGCAACAATAACGCCACTGCTTCCTTGAACTACTTCCCAATCTGGCCCTAGAATTGGAAAGCGTGTCTGGATAAGGTTCGGGGCGGCCAAACGAATCTCGTAAATCGTATAAATACCACACCGGCGATAAACACCGATTACCAAGTGCTCATTATCCATAATACTGGCAATTTGATTCAGATAATCATAGTCGTTATAAATCTTGTCCCCAGAGTCGGTAGTCATTAAGAGACGACCATTGGCTCGGTGGACAATGATTCCTTCTTGAGTATGGTTACCATCGGGTAAATTGCAGCAAGCCCAATAAACGGACTGGACTCCGCTAGTTAGGGCGTCATGAATAACAAACTCGGCCTGTGGTAGATAGACGTCGATGAGTAGCAGCACTTCAGGATTCCGGGACCTGGCACATTTACAGAGACTGTCTGTTAATATGCATTGACACACCGTTTGATGTAAAGCCGGAACGAAGCGAGTTTTCCCATCGTCGAGAGTCATAGTAGGGGCGATGAAATGACGCCCGAAACTATAGTTGCGCAGTATAACATTGTCCCTATTTCTAGGTCCAACCTCGACTACACGTTTGCCTATATTTTCGAGCGTGAGGAGAACATGGCACAGTCGGCGGCACGATTTGGCGAAAGGGTGTTCGATGCAAGAAGCTTTGACCTTCGCGTCGATATCTTTACGACCCGAAGCGTCAATTAACCTCTGAACCCTCTCTTTGTTGGCTTCGCTAGTGGGTATGTCGATTCGACTGGCCGCAGCTAGGTTTCCAACAAAGTCGATTCCAAATCGTGGATCCTGTTGTATAAACAACGCATCGCGGTTAACGGTGGTTGTTCCCTGAGGTTGGTTACGCCTCACTTGGGCAAGATCAAGCAGCGCGCGATAGTGGGCCAGCTGCAACATTGTTGCGGAGCCGAACCCACGTGATTCATACGAGCTCGTTCCAGCAAAAGGTGGGATGTACATGTGCTCTCGCACGGCAACATCGCCTTTGGCTGGATTGATCTTGTGTACAATAGGAATAGTGTCTTCTACAGCATATAGCTGTGGAATCTCAGGCAGAAAATCTTCAATAACAACGTCAATGTTGTTGTTAGTGAAGTCGC